GGTCCGCTGCTGCGCTACGACAGTCCGGCTGACGGCAGCGACGGTGAGTATCAGCTGACGGCGTCCGGAGTGGTTCAGCTTTATTATAATCCGTTCGCCTTAAATGGGGGCCTTCGTATTCCGATCCGAATTCACCCGAAGGTGCCGCCCGGAACGGTCATCGGTTGGGCGGAGAACCTGCCCATCCAATACCAGTCGAATGAGGTACCGAACGTCGCCGAGATCAAAACGCGGCAAGACTACTACCAGATCGATTGGCCGATCGTTACTCGCCAGCGCCAGGTCGGTGTCTATGCCGAGGAAGTCTTGGCCGTCTATGCTCCCTTTGCGATGGGCGTCATCTGCAACATCGCAAACGGGTGACGCTGATGCTCGAAATCTCGGCGCTTCCTTTGGACGCGTCTGTTGCGGCAGCCCCCGGGTCGAACCCGGGGGTCTCGCTCGGCGGGGACCTGGTACCGCTGCGCGCCGCCTTTGGCCAAGATGAGGCCAGCCACGGGGAAACACGGTATTCGGTCGATGACCACGGTCTGATCCAAGTTCCACTGGAGGCGGTCGGCCCCTTGACGACAATCGGGGGGTTCGTATTGGCAAAGATAACCGGCAATGCGATTTCCGTCGGCTTGCTCGCGCTGCACCACGCTGATGCTGCGGGATGTTGCTATGCCGGCCGTCGATATCACGGCGATTCGAATGGGGACGTGGTCGTGCCGGCCGAAGCCGCCTCCGAGCTGTCGGCGCACGGCTTTGTCCCCCTTTATGAGGCGGAGATAGCGGCCCTAAGTCGAGGGAAATCGTCGACGAGCAATCGTTCCAAAAAGGGCTGATTGGTGAGCTTCGGGGATCTAACGACGCTCGCGGACGTCAAGGCGTGGCTGCAAACCGGGCAGGCCGCCTTTCCATCAGCCGACGACGCGCTGCTTACCCGCCTAGTCACGGCGGCAAGTCAATATATTCAGACCTGGCTCAACCGCCAAATCGGGTCGGCCGATTACCTCGAAGTGCGCGATGGGACTGGAGGCCACAGGCTGCAATTCGCGTGCTTTCCGGTCACCGCCGTCCTGTCGGTGGCGATCGACGGTCAGGCTGTGCCTGCAGCGGCCCCGTTCAACTCAGTGGGCTACAGGTTCAGTTCCACACAGCTTTCGGTTCGCGGCTACAGCTTCAAGCGCGGGGCCCAGAACGTTGTTATCGCATATGCGGCCGGATATTCGACTATTCCGCCCGAAGTCGCACAGGCATGCATCGAGCTCGTCTCGCTGCGTTACCGGGAGCGTACTCGCATCGGCGAAGTCTCGAGATCGTTGGGCGGTGCAGAAACCGTCGCCTACGCGCAAAAGGACATGAGCGATCCGATCAAAACGCTGCTGCAACAATACCGGCTGGTTGCCCCGGTCGCCGCGATCCAACCAAGCCTGGCGGTAACCGGTGTCGATGCCACAATAATATCCGGTGTCCTGTGATTACCGCCCGTCTGGTTGGCGACGATGCAGTCCTGGCTTGGCTGCGCGCTACTCCGGATCTGGCCGCTTCAGGACTCGCCGGTGCGATCGCTCAGCTGGGTATCGAGCTGCAGAGCAAGATCCAGGAAAATGAGCTCACTGGCCAAACCCTCGCTGCCGCCTCTGGGTCGCTCAAGTCGATTACTAGTCTGCAAATCGATCAGAGCGGCGACAGGATTGCAGCAACGGTCTCCAGAGATAGTGAAAATTCCCACGCTGGCGAACCTGGCGCCACTGGTGCTGTTGATGTCCGGGCGAATCTGCGCGGTATCACAAAGGCGTTCCGCTCGATACCCAGGAAGGCGATCAATATGCGGTCGCACCGTCGCCGGATCGACGTTCCGGCCCGCTCTTTTTTGCGCTCGGCACTGGAAGATATGGACCCCGCGATCCGGGATGGGGTCGAAGCGGCATTGCGCGAGGCACTAACGCTATGATGATCGCTCGGCATATAATCTTTGCCTCCTCATCCTCTGTATCGGAAGCGACAGGTCTCGGTTTGTTGACAGGCATCGCAGCAGTGGATCGCCGCGGCTTGGCATTCGAAATTGACCCATGATAGTTCGTGAAACGATCTACGCCAAATTATGGGAGCTTGGCGCGAGTGCGGCGCAGTTCACCAGTACAAATCGGCGCCTGCGACATTGGGCGGACGTCGCTCCGGCGGAGCAGCCGGCGTTGTTCATGAGCGAAAAAGGGGGCCAAGCCGCAATAAAGAAGCTTGGCGCGCCAATCGTATGGACACTCTACGCCGAATTCTACGTGTACGCCCATTCAAGCGATCCCTATCTGGCGCCAACCGCGATTTTGAACCCGCTGCTCGACGCTCTCGAAGCCGCGCTCGCACCGTCACCGACGACTGGGATCCAGAACCTTGGGCTGCCTCAAATGGTTCAGCACGCCTATATAGCGGGCAAGCTTCAGACTGACGATGGCGTCCTCGGCGATCAGACCATCGCGATCGTGCCTGTCGAAATCCTTTGCCTCTGACGACCGGCTGCTAATTAAGTCGGAGCGCCTTTATTCGAAGGAGTGGCCAATGGCCGAGGAAGATTACAACACCAACCAAGCCGCCAAGCCTGCTTCGATCGAGCAGCTGATCGAACGCTGGTGGGCCGACCATTTCCCGGGCTCGGCTGTCGCCCGCGACACGCAGGCCTGGAACATCGCGCATGCCGCGAAGGAGAGGCTGAAGCGGCTCTTGAAGGGGAGTTTTTGACGTGCAATTGAGTTTCGGCTCCGGCGCAATATGGGGCGAACGCACCGATGTGACCGGCTCGGGTATCGGCCCGCGACAGTTCGGCGTATTGCAAGACATTCAGATTGATTTCGACTGGAGCGACAAAGAGCTTTACGGCCAGCTACAGTTCCCTGTGGCAATCGCGCGCGGGCAAGGCAAGATAACCGGAAAAGCGAAATTCGCGCAGATCCTCGGTTTGCTGTATTCGGATATGTTTTTCGGGGTGACGCCAGCTACGGGGCAGTTCGCCGTCTCTCAGCTGGAGGCCGCGACGGTTCCGGCGACTACCCCCTACACCGTCGTCCCCGCCAACGCGGCGAGCTACAATGATGATCTCGGCGTTACCTACGCTGCAAACGGCAAGCGTTTCAACCGGGTGATCACGCCTTCGGCTGTCGGCCAATATTCGGTCAACTTCGCAACTGGAACCTATACTTTCTCCTCTGCAGACGCCAATACTTCGATTTTGGTCTCGTACACTTACAATATCGCGACAAGCGGCAATAGGCTCACCCTCTCGAACCAGCCGATGGGTATTACTCCGACCTTCAAGGCGACGTTCTACACAGCCTACAACGGCAGCGGCACCGCGCTGCGTCTCAACGCCTGCACGGCCAATAAATTGTCACTGCCGACTAAGCTGGATACTTGGACGATCAGTGAACTCGACTTTATGGCTTTTGCTGATGCGTCGGGAACGATCGGCTATCTGAGCACGGTGGAGTGATGATCCCCGGTGTGGCGGTCGTAATGGGCGGTCAGGATTGGATGGTGCCGCCGCTTACCCTCGGCCAACTCCGCCGGTTGATGCCCAAGGTAAGGCAACTGACCGAAATCGGTGCATCGATGGGCGAAGCGCAGATCGCAGTGCTGGTCGACATCGTGACAGCGGCGCTGCAACGCAACTATCCCGAGATGACGCCGGACAAAGTCGAAAATTTGCTCGATCTCGGGAATGCTAGTGCAGTGCTGAATGCTGTCCTCACTGGCTCCGGGCTAAAGCCAGGCGGAGCCGCTATGGGGGAAGCGCCTGCCCCCGGGACCAGCTCGGGGGCAGACAGCGCGACGCCGATGTCGGTCTTGGAAGGGTTTTCGGGGACGGTGACCCCTGGCGAGAAATCTATGGTCTCCTCGCCACCGCCTGTGGGTACAGCTACCCCATAATTGACGAGATGACGCTGTTCCAAATCGAAGAGCTGACATCTTACTGGGCACAACACCCGCCGCTGCACTTGCTGATCGCGGCCTATCTTGGCGTCGGGAAAGATAAACACGGACGGCTGCCGCCAGCGTCGATCGGACGAAGGCAGCGACCGAGTTCGGATACCGACTCGATGCTCGCTCAGCTGGGGCCTGGGTTCGGTGCCGGGGATGTCCATGCTGGCCTCGCGCCTGTGGTCCTCGATTTTGGCCAACTAAGCCTTCGCTCGACGGTTCCCGACTAACGTATCGGGCGGGATTGGGGCAGGCCGCAGGCGTCGGCGAGGGTTGTTTGTCAGCAAGAGGCTATGATGGCGGATATTGAAACCAGCGTCATTATCAGCGCCCAAATTGACGGTCTCCGATCCGGAATGGAGGCCGCATCGAATTCTGTACAAGCAGCGACCGATGCGATGCGCTCTCAACTTGCCGGGCTCGGCGATATTGCCCAGCAAGCGCAATCGCAACTTAACGCCGCTACCGGCCAAATCGGATCCGGCATCGGTGCGCTGCAGAGCAAAGCTGCCGACCTCGCGGGATCGATGGGCGCTGGCACGACGCCGGGCAGCGGGCTTGGAGATGTATCCAGCTTTGCCCAAGCCAACCCCGCGCTCGGTAACGAAAACGATGCTACGGCTGATGAAAAGCAGTGGGACCAAGAGCTGCTCGCTTACCAGAAGTTCCAGAGCGACAAGGAGAAGCTCGATCTTCAGGGAGCGCGGACCAGCCAAAGAACCTGGCAGAGCGTGATGCAGCCGATCCAGCGGGCCTTCGATACCTCGATTACCGGCATGATATTGGGAACGACGACCTTGCAGAAGGCTGTGGCGAATATCGGGCAATCGATACTTGCCGAATTCGTCAATTTAGGCGTCAAGATGGCGACCAACTGGATTGCCAGTGAGCTCGCCATGACGACCGCGACCGAGGCCGGCGCTGCGGCCCGCACCGCGGCCGAGGGCGAGGGAATGGCTGCCGGGCTGGCGGTGAAGGCGGCAAATGCGGTCAAGAGCATCATGACTGATTCAGCTCAGGCGTTCTCGGGCATTTTTGCATTCCTGGCTCCGGTAATGGGGCCGGCCGCGGCTGGACCTGCTGCCGCAGGAGAAGCCACCGTAATGGCAGCCGCCAGCGGGATTGCCTCTGCGTCGGGTGGCTGGATGGTCCCGTCTGATCAGCTCGCTATGGTGCACCAGAACGAGATGATCCTGCCAGCGAATATCAGCCAGGGTCTTCAGAACATGATCTCCGCAAATGGCGGAGCTGGGGCTGGGGCGGTCGTGGTCAACGTTTCGGCGATCGACAGTCAGGACGTAAAGCGATTTTTCCAGAGCAATGGCAGCCTACTCGTCAACGCCCTCAACAAGGCAATGCGCAACGGTTCTACGCTGCGGACGGCGTGATGGCTCTGATTTTCCCGGCTCTGCCCGGGCTTGCCTGGAGCGTCACTAAAAGTCCGACCTTTCAGACCCGCATCCAGCGCGCGGTATCCGGGCGCGAATTGCGGGCGCTCGACTATCCCTATCCGTTGTGGCAATTTGCACTGGTCTACGACTTCCTGCGCGACAATCCGGCTGCTGGCTACGACGAGCTGAGGACCCTGCTTGGATTCTTTATGCTTTGCCAGGGTGGGTTCGGCACATTTCTGTTTCAGGACCCTAGCGACTGCCAAGTCGTCGGACAGCAGATCGGCATTGGGGATGCAAGCACGCCCGCCTTCCAGCTCCAGCGTGCAATGGGCGCGACCCTGCCCGGTGGTGGCTTCTCGGAACCGATCGTCGCGCCGAATGTCGTGCGCGCGATCTACTTCAACGGGATTACGCAGGATCCGACGACCTACAGCGTCGACCCGACCACCGGGCTGGTGACATTCGAAACTGCCCCTAGTAGCGAGCTGATAATCACCGCTGATTTCACTTATTACTTCCGCTGTAGGTTCATTGACGACAAATACGATTTTGAAAATTTCATGTATCGGCTGTGGCAAGTAAAAAAATTGACCTTTATATCGGTGCGGTCATGAAAGAGGCCAGCCCCGCCCTGATCGCGCTCCTCTTGAGCGGCGACCAGTTCATCATGGCGGACCTCTACACGATCACTCTCGTAGGCGGCTTGGTACTGCGCTATTCGGCGGCGCCGACTGCGCTATTCGCGAATGGCTATACCTTTGCGCTTGGCCCCAAATTCGAGCG